CGGGCTTCCAGGCGACTGCGATAGGTGCGCCCTCTATACTCTGTCGGGATGGCGGCGATTGAGTAATCAACCATGATCGGCGCTCCCCAACCGATCTACATCTGCCTGCGTCAACGAGGCAGCATGTTCGCACATAAACCCGACTTGCGGATGCCCGCGCGTGGCGAACGAACCAATTTTACAAATCGAGCAACCGCCATACCACCGCAACCTGATCTCCTCTTTGGATAACGGTTCGCTCATGCTGCCTCCCTGACGCATCGCTTGCGCGGTATGTCCCACTGGTCGAGGCACGCCAGGACCTCGCGCCAATCGCGGGCAACGCCGACGCGGCCCCCGGATGCAAGCACGGCGGCGATCACCGATCGCTGCGCGTCGTTCAGCTCGCCGTCCTCGGCCTTGATTTCGATCAGGTGCGTGAGGCCGCGCCAGAGTACGAAGGTATCGGGAATACCGGCGATGATGCCGCGCCCGATCCTGACCCCCGGCACCTCGCCCGCATAGTTGGCATGATCGATACTAAACCAGACCACCCCGGCCGCGCTAACCTTGCCGGCGGGCGCCAGCTCGATCGTAAGCACGCGAGCGATCTGCGCCTGGAGCGGATGCTCGCGGACGACCGGCGAGGTTAAACGGAATGGACGGCTGCGAACAGCGCTGCCGGGCGACGGCACAGTGCCGCCCTACGCCGCGCGGCCGGGCTTGGCGGGACGCAGCGGGCTATGGGCCTCGATGTCGTTGAGGGTGAGCGTCAGGCGACGCTTGGCGACGTGCAGAACGGCCGGCCAGTAGCGCGCCGGGATGCCCCGGATCTTCCATTTGCAGACCTGGGTGTCATCCACACCGATGCGGCGGGCAAGCTCGGCTTGACTGCCCAGACTGTCGGCGAGTTCGTCAATGATCCGGGAATGGCGCATGGCGTCGAAACCGTAGTTGCCTACAAGGCAACGGTCAAGCCAGCTTGGACAAACGTAACGTTTGCACCACGCTGACCGGCCTTGTAAAGTTGCCCTAAAGGCAACCTCGACATGGTAGTGAATTCCAAGCGCAAGCGTTACCCTAAGCGCATGGTGACGAAGCGATCGATCAGCGCCAAAACCCTGGAGGGTGTGGGCGCCCGACTGCGCATGGTGCGCGCGGTCCTAGGGCACACCCAGGCTGATTGGGCACGAGCGCTGAAGATAACGCGCCACGTTCTGAACAAGTGGGAACAGGGCACCGGGCAACCCAATCTCGATATCCTGATCCTGATCTGCGCATCAACTGGCTGTACATTGGATTTTATTTTTCGCGGGCGGGTGGGATTGGACATGCGTCAGGAGTTGCGGGATGCGCTGCTCCGGTCATACGCGGAATCGAAACATGTTTTCCCTCTTTTTTCGCCAACCGAGCCGCCTCCGTCGCCATCTCCTTCAAGGCCGAGGCGGCGTAGCTAGCCGACACCTTATGGGAGGCGGATTGTTCGGGCCTTACCGTCGCCCGTGGACGTTTCGGCATCTCCCTTTCCTTTCATTCCTTAATGCGACCAACGCACGGTGCAGGTAGAAAATTCCAGGAGGGCGTTCCCATACAGCAGGGGCCGCGGTTGCCCTATCGGTAACCTATTATCCTGAACCGTGCCCCGGGCGAATTACCCGTGTCAAGATAAGCCTCGCAACAGATGTTGCCTTGAAGGCAACTAATCGCTTAACCTGCTGTCGCTACCGAGTGATGTGGAGGGGTTCATGCCGGACAGCCAGCCAGTCTCGCCCCGCCGGCTTGAGCGCGCGATATCAGCCGTGGCGCAGCTCAAGGCGCAGCTCGGCAGCTATGACGATGACGTGGTGCTCGACGCGATCGGCAGCGAGACCAATGCACTGGAGCTGATCGACAGCATCGCCGAGCGCGTCATTGCGGATCAAGCGACGGTTGAGGCCGGCAAGGCCCGGCTGCGGCGGATTGAGGCACGCGTCGAGCGGCATCGCACGATCCTCCAGGCCATGATGGAGGAAATCGGCCCGAAGCTGGAGCGTCCGCTGGCGACGCTATCGCTCGGCACCGGCCCCGGTGCGGCCGTCATCACCGACGCCAAGGCGGTCCCCGAGGTCTACTGGCGACGCAGCATCGATAAGGTCGAGCTATTGCGTGCGCTGAAGAAAGGCGCTGTCGCTGGCGCGGAACTGTCCAATGGCGCCACGGTTTTGACGATCCGCAAAGCTTAGAAAGGCGAGAGCATGTCACAGGCAGTCGCGACCATTGAGCCGGATGACGATCGGCTGGAGCACGCCATTATCCGCGCCGCGCAGGACGATAGCATCGACATCGCCAAGCTTCAGGCGTTGCTCGACATGCAGCGGCAGGTTGCGCAGGACCGGAGTAAGCGGACGTTCAACACCGCGATGGCGTCGGCGCAGGCCGAGATGTTGCCGGTCGTGCGTGACGCCCTGAACGTCCACACCAAAAGCAAATATGCGCGGCTGGAAACGATCGACGCTCAGATGCGGCCGATCTACACGGCGCATGGATTCAGCGTCCGCTATGGCTCGCAGCCGTGTCCGCGCGAAGGCTGGATGCGGATCACCATCACCATTTCGCACAGCGGCGGGCACTGGGAGGAAAACTATCTCGATGCGCCCCCTGACGACACCGGCACCAAAGGCACGGTCAACAAGACGGCGATCATGTCGGTGGGTAGCTCGGTTACCTACCTGCGCCGGTATTTATTGTGCATGGCGTTTAATATCGTGCTGGCCGACGACCTCGCGCCCGACACAGATGGACAGCGCGAGCCGTTGGGCGGCAACGATCGGCAACCGTCGCCACCCGATCCGCTGGAGGAACTGAACGGCACGCGGTGGCTGCGCAACCTGACCGCGATGGTGATGGGCGCCCAGTCGCTCGATGCGCTGGTGAAGATCGGCGGGCACCGCGCGGTGCTCTGGGCGAAGCAGCAAGCGCCGTTGCTGATCCGTCAGCAGATCGAGGACCTGTTTCGCACGGCCCACGAACGGCTAGCGCCGCTGCCGCTTACCGATACCGACGAACAGGCCTGGGACGACCCGGTGGCCGAATTGATCGCCGAGGTCGAGGCGATGGACCTCGCCGCGCTCGACACGTTGACCGTCAGCACCGCGTGGAAGGTCAAGACGCGCGATCTGTTTCCGCCCGATCAGGACCGGCTGAACGAAGCGATCCAACTGCGACGGGCGACCTTGAAGGGAGACAAGTCACAATGAGCACAAGCCCGACCACGAGATGGAAATAATGCGGCGCGGAATGCGCGATCTGGCGAGCCTATCGTTAGGAGGCCGGCGCCGCGTGCTGGCGTATTGGGGCGCGCAGATCGAGGCCATGCCGGCCGGCGACGACGACGCACGCAATCCGCAACAACTCGACATCGAGGCGGACGTGCCGCAAATGCCGTCGCTGCATGTGCAGGGCGCTGCGGCGGCCGCCTGATGCAGATCGAGGCCCGTCACGTCGAGGAAGACGACATCGAGCGGCTGCTCGACGTGAAGCAGGTCGCCGATCGCCTGGGCGTCAGCGACAAAACGGTGTGGGTGATGTCAGGCGATGGGCGCTTCCCGCCGCCGCTCCGGCTCGGCCGGCTGACGCGTTGGCGGGTGGCGGACTTCAATCACTGGGTGGAGCAGCACGCGGAGCGACAGCAGCTCCAACCCGCGCGCAAGGGGCGCAAGCGGTAATGCCCGACCTCTATCCCGTCACGTTGCGAGACATGCACCAGGAATGCCAGCGCGAGCTGGACACGCGCAAGCGCGTCTATGCGAACGCGGTGCTGCACCGGACGATGAACCGGCGCCTTGCTGATCGGCGCATCGATGTCATGGCGGCGGTGGTAACGCTGCTCGATCGGCTCATCAGTGAACGGGGGAGGGAAAGCCAATGAGCGAGACCGACGAACGGTGGACATCGGACACCAAGCGGTGCGACGGGCTGGAGCTAGTCGTGAGTATCGATGGGTACGTCATCATGCCCCACGACGAAAGCCTGCCGATCGATCGGTGTCCGTGTTGCGACAAGCCATTCCGTACCACGCGCGCGGCGCAACTGGTCGCCGATATGCTGCTTCCGATGACGCGGAGTAGATGACCGTGCGGCTGCTCGCCCTGGTCGCATTCCTCGCAACGGCCTGGATCGGGTTCGGCGTCATCGTCTGGTCGTTGTGAAGCTCCCGCGTTGCTCCTGCGGCCGGAAGGCCATGACGATCGCCCCAGGCAGCGAGGCGGTCCGCGCGCCCGGTCCGGTGCTGGTGACGCGGGGCAAGCCGATCCAGGCATGGTGTGCGGCGTGCGCGGTGGCCCGTGGCTGGCTTGCGGCCCCCGGCGCCGCAACCGTAGCGGCCGCGTGCCCGACGCCACGTAGCGCCCGAAAAACGGCACTGGCGAAGCGACCGAGACGGAAGGGTAAAGCATGAAATCACAGATCGAGTTCGCACTGGCGCACCCGGTGTTCGATCCCGAGCGCCAGATCACACCGGGCCATTTCTGGCGCTGCGGTCGCAATATGTCGGCGGGCCTCACCTGCAATATAGGCATGACGTGACAAGTCTATGCTGGCGGTCGGCCGCTCTGGCAATTGTCGATTGCCGTGCACGAGCGGGCGGGGCCGGTGCACGTACTCCGGTGGAGTCGTGGACTCTTGCGACAGGTCGAGGCGGCGCGCGATCGCATCATGGCGATGTGTGGCACCAATGAGCCGCTAATTGAAGCGATCGGCGAGGACGCCGTTGTCACGATGCAATGGCGCAAGCCGCTCAGCATCGAGGAAGTCGCGCGCATGGCGCAGACGCCGGAAGTGCGCGAGCGAAAGGGCAGGCCATGACCGACACCGAGCAGTTAGACGAAGCCACCCTGGCCCGTGCTGAGGCGTCCATCCGCGCCACCGCCGATGCCATCGTTCGCGGCTTCGAGCGCGAGCAAGTTCCCACCCAGGTTGCTCTTGCTATCTGCGGCGTCGTCGTCGGCCGTCTGCTCGACCGCTCCGACCCGAAGCTTCGCGCCGAGTTCATCGCCTGCCTGGAAGACCTGCCGGACCCATGACCATGCATGGCACACACATCGAGCAACAGCAGGTCCCACCTACCCCTCAGTTTCCTTCTGAATAAGCACCCCATAGCAAACCATCAGTTGCCGCAATTGCAACCGGGAACGTTCGCGGCGCCCAGTGTTCCCGCGCGTTTCGTCATACCAGCCATGAGTCAACGGTTTCCGGACGGTTTCCGGCGCGGATAGAGTTGCCAAAATGGCAACCATATCAAGGTGTTATGGCGATTATGTCCGTTGTCCCGCAAAACAAAATGGGGGGTATCATGTCCTTACCCGGCTAGACAAAATGTTGATTTTCCAAGGACTTGGGTCTACCAGGGCCCGGTTGTCGTTATGGCAACCGGCCCCGATGCCCGGAGTCAACGGTTTCCAAACGGTTTCCGAAAAGGAGCACAACAGACCATGCGTATATACAAGCGTTCCCTCCCCGTTCTTGCCGCCTGCCTTGCCCTGGCCGTCGCCACTATCGCGAGCGCCAAGGCCCAGCCCCCGGACCTCAGTCTGCACCAACGGCCCGACGGACTATGGGCCTGTCCGAACGGCGACCTCCCTAGCGGCGACTGGCGCATATCCTGCTTTGGCGGCGCGCCCCGTTTGTCGCCAGAGCAAGCAAAGGCGACGGCCGAGAGTTGGTGGCGATCTCATGAGGCCGAGGCGGCGCGCATGGAGGAGCAAAGCCAGAAGGATGAAGCGAGGGGGCGCGAGATTATTCTTAAAACGTGCACCCACCCCGATCCGAGTATCAACGAGGCATGGTGTGCCAACCAACTCGCTCGCTTGAGGACTCACCCGTGACCTCCGCGCGCGCGCAACGCTACGCCACGTTCGCCGAGGCCAAGGCTGCCAAGGCCACCAACGGCAAGTCGCTGTTTCTCCGCTTCGGCGAGGGCTTGGTCCTTCGCGTGACGCCGAACGGCGTCAAATCGTGGCGGGCAAAATACAAAGCGATCGGCGGCAAAGAGACCACCGTCGTGCTCGGCAGGTTCCCCGAGATGTCGATCAGCGACGCCCGGCTTGCCCGCGCGGCGATCCGCCAACAGGTGCGCCAGGGTCACAACCCAAAGGCCGTGTTGCGCGAGACAGTTGAGACCCGGTTGACCGGCGAGGCCAATACGCTGCGCGCCGTCGCCGAGCTATGGGCGGAGCGCGCGCGCATCAGAACGCGATGGACCGATGACCACGACGCGGCCATGCGGTCACGCCTCGCCCGGTTCGTCTATCCCAAGCTCGGCAACCTGCCGGTGGCCGATGTCACGATGGAGCAGGTCGAGGGGCTGATCTTCAACCTCCATCGTCGTACGCCCGCGACCGCGACCTGCGTCAAGCAATACCTCAATGGTATTTTCGGCTACGCGCTGCGGCATCGCATGGTGCCGTTCAATCCGGTGACCCAGGTCGCGGCCGATCTGCCCACATACAGCGCTGACAAGCGCGAGCATCGAATGCATGTCCGCAATATGGATCAGGCCCGCGCCGTCCTGGCGGCGATGGAGGCGGAGTGTTCCGGCCGTCGTGCCCCGTCGCCCTATACGTTGCTATGCCATCGGTTCATCGCGCTGACCGCCGTGCGCAAGCTCGAAGCGATCGGCGCGCAGTGGAATGAGGTCGACCTCGAGCACGGCCTCTGGACGATCCCGGCGGACCGCATGAAGGGTAAGGCAGGCAAGCGGCGGGCCCACATCGTGGCGCTGTCGCCGCAGGCCCTGGACGTGCTCGCAGCGGCGCGCGCGCTGACCCGCAACGAATTTATCTTCCCGTCCATGTATGCCGGCAAGCGGCAGGCTGCCCGCTCCGTGCTCAACGTCATGATGGCGGCAGCGCTGGCGCGCGCCGGCCTCGGACCGATCCACACGGTGCACGGCTGGCGCCACTCATTCGCCACGCTGATGGTCGAGGCGAACTTCCGCGACAAGCCGGTGGTCGACGCAATACTGGCACACAAGCCCCTCGGCGTGTCGCACACCGCGATGGTCTATGACCATGCGGAGTTGATCGAGGAACGGCGGCGGGTGGCGTGCGCTTGGGCCGACATGCTCATGCAAGGCGCGCCCACCGCGCGCGCGCTGATCGGCCTGGAGCCGGTGCCAGCGAAAGCGGTAGCAACCACCGCGAACGTCGTCCGCCTGCCTAGGCGGGTCGCCTAGGCCCCGTTAATGTGGCTCATGCAGATCGTTGACGATTACATAGCGTCCGAGGCCGATAAGGTGCGGCACATGCTCGACGTAGCTGCGGGCAACGTCAAAACCTCATGGCTAAAATCGTTCGACCCCGACGCTCATCGTGGGCGCGGCGCGATCGTCATGACGCAGGACCGGAAGCAGGCGATGCGGTTCGATAGCTTCGCGGCGGTGATGGAGTGCTGGAAAACCCAGAGCGCGGTGCAGCCGTTGCGGGATGACGGGAAGCCCAATCGCCCGCTCACCGCCTACACGATCCAGCCCGTCGAGTGGCGGCCATGACCGATGACACCTACCTGATCTGGTCGCACGAGCATGGGGCATGGTGGGGGCCGGGCGGCTGCGGCTACGTCCGAAGCCTCGACCGAGCGGGGCGTTACTCCCACGCCGAGGCGCTGGCCATCTGCATCAAAGCGATACCCGGCACTTCGACGCTGCTTCAAGCGCTGCCCGAATTGCCGGTGCGGCTGATCGATGTGGCGGCGATGGTCGCAGCTTACGATGGGAGGTTCGGCGACCGCCCCGAGCCGTGGCGATGACCGAGCTGATCGCATCTGAGCCGACCCCAGGTCAGCGGATCGCCGAGCTGTATTGCTGGATCGCGACCTATGCGGACGGCACTGAGGGTATCATTGCCGGCGGTCTCCCAGGGCTTGGGATGACGCCGCTGGTCAGCTCGCGCCGGCACGTTGCGGAGCAATTGGAAGCGGTCGCGCGCAATGCGATGCGATTGTCGCAGGACACGCCGCACCGCGTCACCAAGGTCCGGCTGGTCACGTTCACCACGACCGAGAGCACCCGGCAATGACCGTGACGCTATATGCTCACAGCGGCGTGGCGTCTGCGCGCGATCGTGCGCCTGTCACGAATAGATGCCACCCGGCACGACGGTGCCGACCTGATTGCCCGGCAGGTAATTGATGTCCCCGCCGGTATTGGTGATCTGGCCGGTAGCATCGACCTGATAGCGCTTGCCGGTGATGCCCGTCTTGACCGCCCACGGATAGCTGTTGCCGGTATCGGGCGCGAGAATCTTGCCGCCGGTCTCGGCGAACGCGAACGCGCTGGGCGTTCCTTGGTTTGAGGCAATGACGACGCCAACGGGCGCGGGAGAATAGTTCACCATCCCGATGGATGAATCGATTGATCCGCTGTTCCGCGCGTGCCAGTGCGACATTGATCCCGCCAAGCTTGGGGTAAAGCTAATGGTGGAAACACCGCCGGTCGACGTGCCGAAGATGATCGAACCACCGTCCGCCAGGGCATGAGAGTATCGGCACACTCCGAAATTAAGAGTTTGTCCCGTTGTAACGACAATCTGGCTGCCAGCACCATAGGCCCAAAGCCCAACCGAAGGGCCATTGTCCGTCGGCCCCGTGTTGGTCGATGACAAGCTAAGGCCGATGTTCAAGGCGGTGCTACCCAAGGTCAGCATGGCGCCGCCGGTCACGCCGACAGCGGCCCCCGTCAGCGACGTTATAACTGCCGCGTTCGGAAGGTTAGCGCTCGCGTTGCTCACAAGAATGAGTTGGCTCGGGGATGTCTGGCCGTACAGCCGACTGTCGCATATCAACCCCTGCGCGGCCGGGAAGGCTGTGCCATTGGGATTGTCATAGGTTGTCAGTGAGATCGTGACGGTAAAGCCGTTGAGGTCCATCCGGCGAATTTTCGCCCATGCCCCAGGCAATGTCGCTAATTGAGTGCTTGGGGTTAGGCCGTCGTGGTTGTCGTTGCCACCATAGATGTTGCCGCCCGCATGAACATAGATCGTCGTATTCTGATTGAGCACCGATGTCGGCGGATCAGATGGCAGGTTGCCACCGCCAGGACCGCCGCCGGGAATGCCCGATCCGTAGGTGATTCCCATCGGGAAATCCACGGCCCCGGTATTCCGGCTGCAACGCATTACCACATCGATCACGTTGCCGAAGTCATCGCAGCGCGTCAGCGTCCAGTCCGATCCGGTGTTGCCACCATTCTCGGCGGAGTTGTCACCGAACGCGGTGATCCAGCGATTCCTTGTCGCCGTCTGCGATATGAGAGCGCGCGCGATGCCAGCCGCTGCGTTGCTGTAGATCGTGCCGCCCATGACGCCGCCGGCCAGCGGGAGATACGGCCCGCCAGTCACCAGCCCGACCTCGCGGTTGATGATGGTGATGATTGAGTTAACGAGCTGCGTATCGGTCGTCTTGCTCGGCGTAAGGCCGGCATTGGTCACGACGTTGATCAGTTCTTCCTGGACAGTGTTCGCCCAGTCATAGTCAACGACCGTCGCCAGGAGCTGCGTTGATTCATCGCCCGGTTGAAAATAGCCCGGTGTGCCGAGCGGCTGCGCGGGCGGCTTGGTGGTCGCGACCCAGGGATTGTCAATCCGGTGCATAGGTCGACTCCTCGCCCCCGCTTTGTTGTAGCGCCTGCGCCTGTTCGCCGATCTTTTGAATGAGTGGTGCGGCGATCCGATATGGCCGCTCTATCAGCGCGGCGATGACCTCGTTCCATTCGGCCGCCTGTAGCGTGATCGAGATTGCCGTGGCCCCGTCAAACATGTTTCCCGTCCTCATAGACATAGCTGAAGATGATCGTCGTGTGCGCCGGCTTATAAGCATTGAACACGCATTGCAGGATCGAGGCGATATCGCTCAGCGTCACCAGACGCTCGCCTACCCGACTTGTCCCGGTGCGGAAGTAATTGACCACCTCGCCTGATAGCGTGACCTGCCAGACATAGGCCCAGCCGGTGTTGAACAGTCGAGCGCCGACGCGGTTGCGGCCGGCATAGAACGACGAGAACTGCGTGATGGTGATCGTTACGCCCATCGCCGCAGCCAGCCCGATGAAATACGCCATCGAGGCGCCACCGCGCGCGGCGAACTTTGCGCAGACCGCCAACTGCCGCGCCTCGATCGAGTTGAGCGGGCCGGTGCATGGGTCAGGCAGGCCGAGCGACGCTTCCCACTCCGGTAACAGCTCCAGGGTCGAACAGGGGAATGCATCGATCAGGAGCTGTTGCGCGCGCTGGTCGAGGCGTACGGGCGTCGGCATCAGCGTCAACAGGTCCTGCGCCTGCAACGTGCCGAGGCCGCGATGCCAGACCCGGCCACGCGGCAGGAGCCGCTGAAACTGGATCAGGTAATCAAGCGCGGTGCGGAGGATCATAGCGAGGTGAATTGCCCAAGGATGGGGAGCTGTCCTGGCGCGGCGACGATCGGCGTGGCCGGCGCGATCACCTCGAAATGTTGCACCCCAGGCGTCAGCAAAACCGCCTCGTAAACGTCAGAGGGGTATATCGTGCCGGCGACTTGTGAGACGTGCAGGAACATGTCCTCCAGCGACGCCACCACAGCGGCGCGTTGTTCGATCGTGTTCGGCGACAGGTCCTTCAGCGTAACGGCAACCTGGAGCAGCACGGGCGTGACGACAAAGACTAGTGCGGTGACGGGTTGCACCGGCCAGATCGCGTCGGCGACCGCGAGCTGATCGCCGGTCGCGGTAATGCTGCGATACTCCGCCGACGCCACGCCATCGGTGCCATTCGGCACGCCGCCTACATCTGCGTTGACCACATCGAACATGACGAACACCACAACAGTGCCCGGCCCCTGCGCCTCCGCGAGCGGCCAAGCGCGTGTGCACCCCGGCACGGTGGTCGCCCAGGTGACATAATCGCTGCCGCTGCCACCGTGGGGAGGGGCGGCATATAGGCGCAACATGCGCGTGCGCAGCGCGTCCTCGGTTTCCTGATCGGTGCCACCGCGCGTCAGGCCCACGGTCACGCCGCCGGCATTGATGCCAGGGGGTGGCGTATCGAGCGAGATTGGCGTGCCGTCATCGCAGTTGGTGATCGCGCCCGTGATCGAGGCGACGAACGGCACCAGGGCGACGCCGGTCGCGTCGGAATCGGCTTCGGCCGTGGACACGTAGGGTGTGCCGTCCTGGCGCCGTAGCGTCGCGCCGAGCGGGATGGCGATGTTAGGCACGCCGTTGAATTGCGCGACCCCTGACGCGGCGGTGGCGTCGAGTTGATACACATCGATCAGCGCGGCCCAGGCGCGCAGGAATTCATCGGTCGCGGTGTAGGGCACCGCCTCACGGCTGACCCAATCAATGAACCCATACAGCGAATAGGTCAGGCCGGCGATGCACCACGCCAAAACGCGCAACACGGAATTGCGCAGCAACCCGTCGAGGCCCGGCACCCCACTTGTAGTCACATCTTGTATTGCTGCGTTCCTAAGAGCCGTTAGAGTTGGCCTGCTATAAGGCGTGACACAAACTCCCCTGTCGGAGGGTTGGATGGAACCGCGACCGTTGCCAACGCAAGAATATCTGCACGAGTGCTTCGACTACGCCCCTGAAGCCGGTGAGCTTTACTGGCGCCACCGGCCACTCTCGCATTTCCATAACACTCGATTGCGGACCGCACAAAGCTATCAGAATGCCTGGAATGCCCAGTTTGCCACGAAGAAGTTTGGTCACGAGGCTCCCGATGGGTATGTGGTCGGGTGCCTCAACAATCAGAGTTTCCAGGCGGCTCGCATCATCATCCGATGGATGACGGGCGAAGCGCCGCGTCAGGTTGATCACCGTGATCGCGATCGTGCGAACAATCGTTGGCTTAATCTTCGTGCGGCAACGGTGGCGCAGAATAAAGCAAACTCCGGAGTCTCGCCACGTAATCAGTGCGGCTGGAAAGGAGTCAACGCACGACGCGGAAGGTTCTGCGCAAGGATGTTCCGGGACGGAAAGTATAAGCATCTCGGCGTATTCGACACGCCCGAAGCGGCCCACGCAGCATACCTCGCGGCTGCCCGCGCCAGATGGGGCGAGTTCGCGGCCAGCGAGTAGCATTACCGCACCATCCCTATACGTTGCATCGGAACCGGAGGCACGAATACGGGCGATGCGAGCGTTGCAAGGCCCGTCCAGGCCCAGCCGAAGGTGAAGCGCGTCAGGCTACCATCCGGCTTGATGATGGCGATTGCGATGCCGAGCGCGGTCGAGCCGGCGCCGCCTAACCACATGGTGTTGCAATCAACCTGCTTGGCGACGCCATCGGTGATCAACCATTGCAACGCGTCGAGGGCGTAGGTGCGCGCGAGGCCGAGCGTGTCGCGGGTTTTCTTGGCGCGTTCCAGCTGCCAGAGGTTCGAGCCGAGCGGCTGGTCGTTGTAGGGATCGGCCCACCAGCCCCTGCGGTCTGTCGTGCCATCGGTCGGAATGAAGTCGGGCGTCGCGAGGCGATCGGTGAACAGCGACACAAGGCAGGCGGTTTCTAGGTCCTGGCCAGTCTGCAAGTCGCCCCGCGCAAGGTCCCAATCGCCGATGGCGTTGGCGTTGTCCCACAGCACCAGCACATCGCCGGACAGGTTCGCGGCCGGCAGTTGCTGGGAAGCGGGGTCCCATATCGTGCCGCCATCGTCCCACGTGGTCGCGAGGCTGTCCCACGTCGTGACAATGATACCGCCATAATTGCCGGTATAGATCGGCAGCCCGAGTTCGTCCTCAATCCAGCCGGTCATCAGGTGCCCGCTGTCGGTGGACGGGTCGGTTGCTCGCTGTCGCCACGCGAGTCGGCCCCTTGCTGATGGGTGTGCTGACCGAGCGTCACTGAACCGCCGGTGCCAGCGCCGCGCACGACTTCCCCTTTGACATGCAGATCGCCCGTCATCTCGACCAGCGGACAATCGATATGCACTTTCGTCCCGCAGGTTATGGCCACGATCTTGCCGCGCGAAAATACGATCTTGTCGCCTTCGTCGGTGTAGAGCGCGACCTCGCCCGCTTTGAGATTGCGCAGCCTGAATTGCTGATTGCCGGTCGCTATGACGGTGCCGTTGCTGCGGTCGCCCGAGGTAAAGATTGCCATCGCATCGGACCCCGGCATGGCGTGCGAGGCGAGGCCATAGATTTGCAGCACCGGCATGTTGTCGATCGTCTCAGGCGGGAAGCCGCGTATCTGCGCGCGATGCACCGGGCCACTGTCATCGGTGGCGGTGATCTTGACCGGGGCGACCATCATCATGACGCGACGATAGAGACGATCCGCCACGCTCATGTCTGCACCGTCGAGGTCGAGGGGGTGAACGTCGTGGGTGTGGCGTCGGCGTTCGGTCTGGTCGGGTTGTTATTATTCACATCCGATTGCGTCACCAGATAATTCGGCGAAGTCGGCTCGACGGTGAACGCCTCGGGTGGCCACAGACCCAGGTGGCAATGCTGGCCGTGTTCATCGCGCAGATAGGTGACGGTGCCGATCAGCCAGCTTTTGTTGGACACTTTGAGCTGCGGCGCATCGATCGGCGCGAGCATATTCGGCGCCCAGAGCTTGCCGGCGGCATCGCGCCATGCGTCACAGGTCACGCTGAACGCGAACGACTGGCCCCAGCGGCGGTTCTTTTCCCAGATCGCGCGCTTGCCCGCGAGTGGCTGCCCCAGCACGAATTGCTCGCTGATGACATACAGCTTGCGGAAGCGCGGCACGTCGTCATCGCGGACAATCTCGCCAACACCGGGGCTGTTCACCCCGGCATCTGTGCCGAGCGCCATCGTGGAAATTAGGTGGCCCTCATACTCGGAATAGCGCTGATCCATGCTGAACATGATGTCAGCCGCCTCGATGTTGTCGCCGAGCGTGAAGCCTGACGCCATCGCGTCGGTGCCGACCTTGGCCAGCATCACCGATCCATCCGGCATGTCATACGCCAGCAACTCGGAATAGCGGGTAACCCGGTCGACAATTTCCCAGACCGTTTCCCCCAGGTTGATGTTGAATTGCGGGATGGCAGGGAATGGCCCTTCAGCACTGGTGTTGATGGTGACGTTGTAGGGCGCTGCCAGCCGGCGCGCGATCGATACCGCATCGCTGTTGACGATCTGCATACCCGGCGTGCTGGCGCTGCCGGCGCTGGTATTCTGCACCAGGGCGGAACAGTCGATCAGGTCGCAACTCTTGCTGCGGCCCTCGACTCGCACGGTGTGGTTGCCGGCGCTGATCGAGGACGCATAGCGATCCACGT